CTTATAGGCTTAATTCTTTTGCTAACCTATTTTATTTTGCTGTAACTGTACTTAGGAAAAATAAATTTCAATTAAATCCTGATCCTCGAAAGAATCTCCATCTTCAGATGTGTTTGGCAGTAATGAAAGATGGACTTAAGGAAGTTATTGAGATTCCACGAGATCACTATAAAAGTACAGTTTATAGCGAATGTTATCCAATGTGGCGGGCATTACCATTCGGGAATAAAGATATTGATCTTCTACAAAAGATTGGTTGTACCGATATTTATATTGACTGGATGTTAAAAGCCCACAGACAAGATATTAGACTTCTTCTGGTTAGTGAAGTAACTAAGAATGCTGAAAAGCTCGGAAAAAGAATTAGAAATCACTACGAAACTAATGAATTCTTTAAAGAACTTTTCAAAGAGATTATTCCAGATTCTCAATGTGTTTGGACTAACCAATCTCTTCATCACAAAAGAACTCCCGAAGGAATGGCTTTTGGTGAAGGAACTTTTGACTTTATTGGTGTAGGCGGAGCACTTCAATCAACACACTATGATGCTTCAATCCAAGACGATTTAGTTGGTAGGGATGCTTTAAAATCTGAAACCGTAATGAACGATACCATTGAGTATCATAAATTGATTGTTGGTGCAATGGACGCCGATTCAGAAGATGGGGCGAGAGACTTTGACGAGCTGGTTGTAGGAAATAGATGGTCATATAAAGACCTAAATTCCCATATCAGAATGGAGGAGCCATACTTCAACTTCATTACCCATTCGGCATTGGGCGGATGTTGCAAGTTGCATCCTTATGGAGAACCTATATTTCCAGAAAACTTCTCTCTCAGTAAGTTGGGAAGATGGAAGAAACGTCTCGGCTCCTATTTATTTTCCTGCCAGTTTCTTAATTTCCCCATCAATCCTGAAAAATGTAAGTTCACGATGTCAGACCTTCGATATTTTGAGTATGTTTCTGATAGCTCAGGAACAACTTTTGTTAGAACTCCAGAGAAACCAGTCAGGGTAAAAATTAGTCATAAAGTGGCTGAAGGCGATGTTGAAGAAGATATTTTTCCTCGAAACTTAGAGAGATATATGATTGTAGATCCAAATCATGCTTCTAACCGGGGAAGATGCAGACATGCAATTACAATTACTGGAGTCAGACAAGACAGAAGAAGAATCTACTTACTTAAACAATGGGCAAAAGCTTGCGGTTTTGGGGAGTTTGTTGAGACGATTTTTAAATTGGCTCTACAGTTTAAACTTACAAAGATTCATTTAGAAACAGTTGGATTTCAGAAATTTCTAAAATTTCATCTAGAATATTTTCAGACCGTCAATAAAGATAAACAGGAATGGAAAGGGATCGAAAACATTAGGTTTGTTGAACTTAAGTCTTCAAATACAGAAAATGCTAAAGAAATAAGAATTGATGCCTTCATACCTATAGTCGAGCGACATGAATTTTGGATGAACGTGGATGATTGCGAAGAAGTTAGAGAAGAAATGAAGACTTATGGTAATAATGGGGCTTTAATTGATCTGCTTGATACTCTCGGCTACGGTACTCAGATTTGGAAATTCAACGAAGTTAGTAGTGAATATATAGAAGAGTTCATTTCTAGTCAGAGGAATCGTTTTGTTAGAGCTATGGCGAACGCTTAAATATGTTGACTGGTGGGAATTTGTGGGAGCCAAAAGAAAATATGTGGGCCAACCTCGAAAGACTGGAAATCTACATATACTTAAGGGCGACATGCAAAAAGAAGCCAAGAAACGGAGTATTAGTTCTTGGATTGGATTAGCTTTAGACATAATTTTATTAATTCTTTGTTTAATCATCGCAGCTAATGCTCATGCGCAATCGAATTATGATAGTAGCGATGTTACGCAAGGGGAATATAAAGAAAAGATCGCAGAGATAAATGAACATCTTAAATATGATGATAATAGGATTGATAGTTTAATTGGTGATTTATCATTTATCCGTGGTTTAGGTTATGCAATAGCTGGTTTAGCAGCAGGTTCGGTAGGACTTAAGATTAAAGAAGGTAGAAGGTAAGAAAAATGGCTGGCTTAGATCCAATTACAGCAGCTTTAAATCTTGGAAGTGATTTAGTAAATAGACTTTTTCCAGATAAAGCTCAAAATGATGCTGCTAAAGCACAATTAGCCCAGTTAGTTGTTACTGGAGAAATTCAACAAATTGCTGGCCAGATTCAGATTAATGCCGTAGAAGCTGCATCTAATTCTACGTTTGTAGCTGGCTGGCGGCCATTTGTTGGATGGATTTGTGGATTAGGTTTCGGTTATCAATTTGTGATTCAGCCATTTTTAACTTTCCTAGTTAAACTACATAATCCTAATTTCACAGCTCCCCTTTTAGATGTTTCTACTTTGTCGGAACTTTTAATGGCTCTTTTAGGAATGGGAGCATTAAGAACCGTTGATAAGGTTAAGGGTGTTGATAATGGTCATTAAATTTAAAGGAGTAATTTAGAATGGTTCCGGCAATTTATGTTGGCTTAGTTATTGTTGTTGCTGCGTTAGGATTTTTTCTAGGTGAACGTTATGGAAAGCAACAGTTAGAATATGTCAAAGCTCAGTTAGTTAGTACAAGGAAAGCTCTAGATATTACGCTAGATAATATGAATAAAAAGCTTCAAGAAGATGCAAAGAATGCAACAAATAAAATCATTGAAAAAATCTAATAAGGAGCTGGGAAAATGGCAGTTTTGAGTTTTAAAGCTAAACCAGTTACGAAGGAACAGTTTGAGGAGTTTAATAAAGCTGTTCATGAAGACTATAGGGTTGGAAATCCAACTGATACTTCAGGAACAATTCAAGATCATTCTTCAACGGTAGATTATAAGTACGATGAAGAAAAGCAGGAAGTTCTTTTTAATATTGAGAAAGTTCATAGAGGATTTTTTGAGAAGACTGATCCTGAACAAATTAAAAATCAGTTGCTGAATTTTATCAATGATGTAACTTCTGGAGATTCTATTGAAGCTGTTGATCCTGAAGAAGAAACAGAACCAGAAGAAGCAGTTGAAGAATCTGAAACTTCAGTTATTGAATCAACTGGTGGCCAACAGGTTACTGAGTCAAACCCAAATTTTAAAACTTCAAAACCTATTTCTCCAACGGGAGAAAATTTTCCAGTTACACAAGATAAACCAGGTAAACCTGTAGAACCTGTAACTGGAGCAAACACTCCCGAACCCACAAACTCAAGTCCCGAAGTTAAACCTTTTACACCTAAAGTTAATACTTCAACCTCTAACGATAATCCAGCAGCTTAACTAAGAGGTTCTTTAAGTGCCATTTCCACATCCACAGAAAGTAACAAAAGAAACCTTTGGTGAGGATGAGTTTAAGACTCTCCTCACCTATATTTTTGATAAGGTTAAGTATCTTAAAGCACGTACTAGGGGAATGAGAGAGACACTTATTCCTAAGTGGGTTAAAACTTATAGAGGAATTCCAGCAGAAGATCCCGCGAGTTGGCCGTGGCCCGGAGCTGCGAATTTAGTAATTCAAGTTGCTGCTACTCATTCTGACGAACTTCTTAGTCGAGTGATGACTATTTACCAGAATGATCCAGTTTTTATCGCTAAGATATTAGGTGATTTTGATCCTAATGATAATGAGTTCGGTGGTGAACCACAGCGGGAAATGTTAGAACAGTTTCTAACTGATATAGCTTATGAACCAGAAGAACTTGATCTTTATAGAGTCGAAGAAACCGGATTTTCAAGTGCAATCCGTTATGGAACAGGGATTTTTAAATTCCCGTGGGAATATGTTGTCGAGAAGCAGCCTGTTTATATCGGCGGTGGTACGGAAGAAGGGACAAAAGCTAATTTTCAAACAAAAGATTATACTCGTCGCGATGGACCTCATCCAGAGGCCATTCCGTTAGCTGATTGGGGAATTGATCCTAAGTTTGCTACGTTAGCTGAATCGGATTTTCATTATCATACTCATCATTTAAATAAACATCAAGTTATTAATAAGTTTAAAGCTCATTCAGAAATCTTCGATGCTGCTTGTGTAGACCATATCCTAGCTTCTCCTGACCCGATTCCTGAATATCGTCGTCAGATTGAGAATATGAAGAAGATGGATCAAAACGATGAAGGAGATTTAAATAAAAATTGGGATATTGAAGAATGTTGGTTTACCTACCAAAAAGGAACTGATATTTATAGGATGATAGCTTTTTATCATCTTCAGAGTGAAACTTGTATTGGTATTATTTTAAATCCCTATCCAGAAAATATCGAACCCTTTGAAGATGCTAAGTTGGCTTATGACTCAGAAGAATACTACGGTTATGGTTTCTGTGAGATGTTGGAATCCTACCAGCGTGAGATTAGTTCCACGCATAACTGGAGAACAAATAGTCGTCACTTCGCCACGACAGGAGTTGGAAGAATTAACAAAAACTCCAACTTGTCCTCAGTTGTTGAGTTATTTCCAGGAGTTTTAATTCCAGCAGACAAGGATGAAATCGAGCCTTTAGCTTTTGGAGTTCAGGCATTAAATTATGGCGTAGAAGATGAAGAATGGACTTGGAAGTTAGCATCAGCGCGGGCTGGAGTTGATCCTGCAACTGGAGGAGCTGGAGGCGGAGTTGTTAATTCCAAGCGTGGAATTTATTCCGCTCAGGGAACTTCAGTAGCGATGCAGCAAATGAATAACCGAAATAATTTAAGAAGCTCCGATATGAAAAGTTGTCATGTTAGAATTGGTCGGAAGCTTCTTATGATGTATAGTCATTTTGGTTATGGAAATAAACTTAGGAAATATGCAGATAGAAGTGAACTTTTAAAGAAAGCTTTAGAAAGTTATAAAGAAAAGAAACTTGGATTAGTTATTAGACCAGTAACGGCTTCGATGAATAAAGAGCTTGAGAAACAGAATGACATTCTTTTAAGCATGACTCTTGAAAGAATGTATCAATCTGATGCTCAACTAGTCCAAGCTCTAGTTAATCCAGGTTGTCCTCAAGAACTAAAACAGCTTTTTACCGAACAACTAAAAGCTAAACAATATCTAATGAAGACTCTTCTTCATAACTTCGATCATCCAGATGCCGCGAGACTTATTCCAGTACCGGAATTTCTAAAAACGGAGCGCAAAAATGCAATTAACGGAAGCCCAGCAATTAATGGAAGAGCTTTACAACAACCGGGACAAGCTCAAACAATGGTTCCAACAACCAATGGGTCAGCTACTATTCCGGTATCTGGATCTACTGAGGTCCAATAAGGAACAGAGATTACTTTTTGGCCGCGGAACAATTGAAGATATTAGATACGATCAGGGACATATTCAAGGTTTAATAGATGTTACGAACCTGTGTAATACTTTAGAAACATATAGATTACCAACTGAAGAAGAAAAGAAAAAGCTAGCAGAAAAAAGAAATCCAAAGCAACCAAGTCAAGCTGAGATAATGGGTCAAGTTTAAAAATTTATAAATCGCCAAAGGAGCGCATATGCCAAATTGGTTTGATAAAATGTCAAGATCAGATGATGATAATGATCCTGATAAGAAGAAACAGAAAGAACAGGAAGATTTAGAAATCAAAGCTACAAAAGAAAAGTTAGCTAAGATTGATGGAATTGAAACTGCTGTTAATGAGTTTAAGTCTAAAACTGGTGTTTTAGATCAGATGAGTGAATTTCTCAAAGAACAGCAAGAACTGAAAAGAAAGCGTGAAGCTGAAGCGAAAGCTAAAGCAGCTAACGATAATAAAGAAAGTCAAGATAAGGAACTTGAAGAACTTCTCTTAAATGATCCAATCAAAGCTCAAGAACTAATTGCAGAAAGAAAAATGCAGCCATTAGTTCAAGCTACCATTAATACTCAATCTCAGTTACTTCGTAAACAGATTTTTGATGATAATCCTTCGGAATTTGAGTATTATCATGGAGAGTTTAAGAATAAGGTCGATAAGCTGATTGATAATCTTTCTCTTGAACATAAAACAAATCCTAATGCAATTAAGAATTGTTATGCAGTAGCTTTTTATGAACATCAGAAAGATATTAAAGAAGGTAAGTTAAAGTCTCGCTTTGCTTCAGTTTCGATTCCTTCGAGTTCTACAACTAGTAATAAAGATAAGGATGAAATTGTTTTAAGTGATGAAGAAAAGCGAGCAGCTAGAATGCTTGGGATTAAAGAAGAAG